TAACAATAACAAAAAGGATAATATGACTAAAACACAATACCCAACTAAGTATCAAATAACAAAGTTAGAACAACGGGTTGATGAAGAGTTAGACCCAATTATAAATATGGCTGAGTTAGAACTTAAAGCGGTTTTAACTGATGAAACTGAAAACGCCATGACTTACTTATCAAAAAAAATAAAAGCTGATAAGGTTATTAATAACTTACAAAAAGCTATTGAAACTTTAGAAATTGCTCAGCGTCAAGCCTTAACTTTTTTTGGTAAAATAAAAGATAGTAATTTAAGAGATAAATTAAATTATAAATTTAAAGATAAAAAAGATCGAGATAATTATTATAGAAGTGATAATTACGGGCGGGGCATAACACCTGAGGATTGCCGAGATCAGCTAAGAGAATTTGCTGAATTTATTGCTCAGCAAAAAGTCGAGAATAAACCTGAGGGCAAAAAGTTAAAAGAACTTAAACTATATAAAAAAGCGTCTAAGCATAAGATCTGGGAGTGTGGAGTGCCTGATCAATTGCAAGCCCAATTAACCGAAATATTGGCGGGTGTGAATATTATCTGGGATAAGTCAAAACAACTTAGACTACAAAATAAACAATACAATTAACAATTGACACGGGGGATAGTATCCTTTATTATCCCCCATATAAAGAAATAACTAACAATAAGGATAATATGAAAATAAATAATGAAGATACACATTTAAAAAACTTACTTAAAATTGTGGGTGAAACTCACGCTAACACGAGCGCCGTATCTTCGGACATAGGCAAGTTTAAATTACTACAAGATTTATTTAGTGAAATAGATGAGTTAAATTTAGATAGTGCTAGCCGTGTCAAGGTTAGATTGTGGCTTGATAAACATTTAAATAAAACAAAAATTAATAATGACTGAATTAAAACAAGATCATTTTGAGGTTATAGACGGCAATAAACAACGGGCGTTTGAAGAGCGTAAACAAATGCGGGTTGAATTATCTGAATATATAGACAAATGCGGTACTTATGAATTATCAAAATTATATGATGAATACAAACGAATTAGAAAAAAATAGATTATTAACTAAAAAAGACTTTAATATTTTCTTTTTGCCCCACGAATTACATGAGTTTAAAAAAATGAGTATTAACAAATTGCGCTTAACTTATGGCGTGACCCACTCAATCAAGGGAAAATATAAGGATATGCGGGGCAATTGTTTTAAATGTTTAACGCCTTTAAGGGCTGATTATAGCCACCATAAAAACTATTGTATGGACTGTTAATAACCTTGAATTTTGAACCCACTTACTAATTAAATTAGTATTGATTAATATATATTTTCTTTAAATTATTGTTTGATTTGACCCCGTTGCGGTTAAGTTATTAACTAGCAAAAATCAGAGAGCCGTTGGCCTTGTAAAACTTTTTCAAAACCTTTTTCCGTGCGCCATGATCTAAAGCGCTTGCGCCTTGAAACATGGAATTTTTTAGCTTGAGCGTTGTTAAATGAAATTTCTAGCTTGTGCCTTGTAAAATAAAATAAAAATAAAATCTCTCATTATTCAAGGGCCACTAAAAACGGCCCTTGAATAATGGCCCGTGATCAATGGGCCATGAAACTTGAATTTTTAAACGGTTGCCGTAGTATAGCCGTCTATCTCTTCGAGATAGCTTTCAGCTATTTCATAGGTATTAATATCCCTTAAAGCCATATTTAAAATATCACTATAAAAGCCGTTCTTATCACATATAGAACTGTATTTAGATTGACCCTCAGTTGATACATTTAAATTAGGCATATTATCATCAATATAAGATCTTAAAAAATTAGATACCTCATAAGCTTCGGCATCATAGCCAATAGCCTTAATTTTTTTGATCTCACCAGTAATGTAATTATGCACGCTTTCATCATTATCTAACCACAGTTTAAAATTCCATGTTTCGTAGTTAGTCCATCCATTATATTTAGTCATTTTTATTGTCCTTTATATTGGTTTATTATCCTTGAATTATTAAATTAATTAGTTTAATAATCAAGTTATATTTTCAAATTATTGAAAATAAATTAACAACGAAACAAGGACAATGAAACATGAAACTAAAAAGATATAATCTTTATACTTTCACTAAAAGTAAATTGATTTGGACTGAAACTGAAAATGTAAAACAAGCTATTAATAATTTTAATAGAAGGTTGAACATAGACACTAACGGCTACAATCACCCCGAGTTAGAATATAGCTTTAATCCGATGAGGGTTATTACAGTTGATAAACCAGAAGGTAAGTACATTGAGGAAGACCGATCAAATGAGGAAAAAATACTTTCTTTTAATTTGGATAAGTTGGATAATTTAATTTTAAATGGATATAATTAATATGAACTGGAAAAAATATATAGAAGACTGTATCAAGGTAGGGCTAGAAAGCCCTACACCCTACAAAGTAATCCCTTACAAAAATGGGGTAGGCATTAAGAAGATTGAGTTTATTAAACCAATTAAAAACAATTCTTTATAATGATTAAAAAAGATTATCCATTAACGGACAGTGAATTTATGGAGATAGATGATCAGTTATATATTATTATTCAAAAAACTTTAGAAATAAAATATAATATAAATGAAGATAAACATTTGAATAATTGGTACTGCGATATCAGAAATAAACTTTGTCAACAGATACAAGATAAAAAGTTAGAACTTAAATAATCTATCAATAGTTAATTGACAACGCGCCCTTATTCAAAGGGCGCGTTTTTTGTTTCAGCTGAGCCATGATCCTTGACGCTCGCTTGTTTTTTTCTCGATAGGGGTCTCAATTCGACACCAAAAAATAAGAGTGCGTAGCCCCCCACCCCCCTTTTAGCGTAGATAGGGATCCTAATGTATGTATATATATGCTTGATTTATATTGTCATAGGCTGTAAAAAACTTATTAAACATCAATAGTGATGCCAAAAAAATTTTTTAAAAATTTTTTATGAAACCGAATGATATAGATATAACTAAACTACCTGCCGATATACGGAAGACATTTAAACAACTTCAAGTATTACACGCTGAAAAAAAGATACGGAATAAAGCTAAAGATGACTTCCTTTCTTTTGTCAAATGCGTTTGGCCAGATTTTGTAGAGGGGTCCCACCACAGGCACATTGCAAAAAAATTTAATGAACTAGCCACGGGTGAAATAAATAGATTAATTATCAATATGCCACCCAGGCATACTAAATCAGAATTTGCATCCTATTTACTTCCAGCATGGATGGTGGGCCGTGAGCCAAAGTTAAAGATCATTCAAGCAACACACACGGCAGAACTAGCAATTCGTTTTGGTCGTAAAGCCAAGAACCTAATTGATAGTGATGACTATAGAAAAATTTTTGATACAACACTCAGTGAAGATAGTCAGGCAGCAGGGAGATGGGAAACTTCTCAAGGCGGTGAATATTTTGCAGCTGGTGTTGGTGGAGCAATCACGGGCCGTGGTGCGGACTTACTTATTATTGATGACCCACACTCTGAGCAAGATGCAATGTCTAAAGTATCTTTAGAGAAAGCTTATGAATGGTATACATCAGGTCCACGTCAGCGTCTTCAACCTGGTGGTAAAATTATTTTAGTAATGACAAGATGGAGTACAAGAGATTTAACAGGAGCCTTGGTCGCTTCACAGAAAGAAGCGAAAGCTGATAGATGGCACGTGGTCGAGTTTCCAGCAATCATGGACCATGAATCAGATGACGCTGTACCTGTCTGGCCTGAGTATTGGAAGATGGATGAGTTAGAGAAAGTTAAAGCTGCATTACCTGTTGCTAAGTGGAACGCACAGTGGATGCAACAACCAACGAGTGAGGAAGGTGCAATATTAAAAAGAGAATGGTGGAGGACTTATGAAGGTGATGACATTCCAGCCATTTATCATGTCATACAATCTTATGATACTGCGTTCCTTAAAAAAGAAACAGCCGATTATTCTGCTATTACGACTTGGGGTGTTTGGTATCCAAGTGAAGACTCGGGTGCTAATCTTATATTACTTGATTCAATCAAAGGACGATATGAATTTCCTGAATTAAAAAGACTTGCACTAGAGCAATATCGCTATTGGAATCCTGAAACAGTGATCATTGAGGCAAAAGCTTCTGGATTGCCTTTGACTTATGAGTTACGGAAAATGGATATACCAGTAATGAACTTTACCCCTTCACGTGGAAATGATAAGCATGCCCGTGTAAATGCTGTTGCACCTTTGTTCGAATCTGGTATGATATGGGCTCCTGAAAAAAAGTTTGCAGAAGATGTCATTGAAGAATGTGCAGCCTTTCCGTTTGGGGATCATGATGACTTGGTCGACTCCACTACACAAGCGATCATGAGATTTAGACAAGGTGGACTAATTGAACATCCAGAAGACTATGTGGATGAAGTCGTAGAGAAGAAGAAAAGGAATTATTATTAATGTCAGAACTTACAGACAAGTATTCAAAAAATTATAGCAAGGAACGTAAAAAAGAATTTGAAAAACGTGTACGTGAAATAGGTGCTGATATGTCAGAACTATCAGCTATACAATATGTTCTAGCAGAAATGAGAGAAGAGGCTAAAAAAGATGGTGGCATGATTGATAAGCCACTTGGTTCAGGCGGAGTGAAATCTGGCCCACCACCAAAATCAGGACCTGACCCACAAGGGTTGAAAGTTCCTTTAAAACAAGTTAAACAGTAAGACTGGAGAAATATTAAATGGAAGACAAAATTATTAAACTAGATCCCTTAGCTGAATCATTAGATAAAAGTGGTCACAAAGGTGGTGCGGGGAAAAATTTAAAAACTTTTACAGTTAGAATTAAAAGCAAAGAACCAAATTTTTTTCAATTTGGTAAAAAAGTAACTGGCAATTCTTATAAAAGAGATACAAAAGTAAAAACCGATTCCGCAAAAAAAGCATTAGATATTGCTAAAAAAGAATTTAAACAATCTAAGACATTTCAAAATCAAAAAGACAACATACCCTCTAGTTTTGAAACACCAAGTGGAAAACCTATGAATCCTAGAGTTTCTGCAAAAATTGTTTCTGAAAATGCTAGAGGTGGATTAATTACAGGTAAACCAAAGCTAGCTAAAAAAGGCTGGAGATAACATGGCAGATATAGACAAGTCCCTTCCTAATGAACTTAGAACAGAAGTAGAAATAC